GGGGGTTTCTTCCAAAAGCATAATAGTAGGGCTTCCACTTTTTCGGTTTTTCAATACCAGCCATAGTCAGCAACTCTTCAGGAGTACGCGCATTAAATAAAAACTCATCAGCACCTCTTTCTCTTTCACTAATTGTAAACCCAGGGGTAATTTTCACTTCATCATCAGTAGATTCTTCTACCCGTGCTACAAATGTATCATAAAGTTTTTTACCCACCACCGTTCTTGGCATAGGTCCTGATACAACAGGTGCTTGTAAGTTTTCAAGGTATCGGTTATACGCAGCCATTATTATATCCATCTGTTGTCTATTATTAGCTTCTCGTTGTGCGCGATCAGCTTTTACGCGATCAGTTACGCGATCAGCGTTGAATAAAGCCATAGTAATACCTCTTAAATAATTTCACAACCCCCAGCCGTACAAGCCATAGAGTGTGAAGATGTTGTTGTGTCATTTAACTCATAATCCTTTAACTTAGAAAAATCTACAAGAACTTTTGGAGACATATTATAGGTACGAGCATCAATAGCTTCAAAGGGAGCTTGAGCATATGTATGGTCGCACTTGGGTAAGAATGATATACCAGATATCTTATCAAAGTTTTTCCAAACCCAGTTACCAATTTCTAAGAACTCATCATCTGTATAAGACACAGTAATACTGGGCTTGTGATGACAATAGAATTGTTGATAGTCTAACCATAGCTGTAGATGCTCCATTGCTCCTAGTGTTTCACTGGTTTGTGTACCCAGTTCTGCTCTTTGGGGAAATGTAAACACAGCTGTAGACTCGGGATTCATTACACAATCTTCTACCGTCACTCCCTGATCTTTCATCATAGTATACATTGGGTCTTTCTTATCCAACCGTACACGCCTATAGTAATACTCAGAGTATCTTGGATGTAATCCAGACGATGAGTTTGCCAAGCAGGATGTGGTACCCTCTGGCTTAATACATGTGATTGATTTACTGGGAGCAATACCTAACTTATCAGACCACACAAGATTGGTGTATTCAGCGGTTTCTTTTAAAACCTCTAATACATACTTAAGCTTTGGTCTACCCTCTTTACCAGACATCAGCTTATTATCAAAGATACCAGTCATACTGACACCCAGCAATCTTTCCTCCTTACAATTCTTTTCCCAAGAATTTCTTAGGTATGGAAAGTGTGTAAACATACTTTGGATTGTCCCTATAACAGTAGCTTGTTCAATCTTACGATTTAAAGTTTCTACATTATCGTTAGCCCGAACAACAACTGTAGATAAATTACAGAATTGGTTGGGGCGTAGAATAATTTCTGAACAAGGGTTTGTACCAAAGAAATATTCTTCTGTATCTCTGTGTGATGCCTTGGCAATATCAGTCATGGCTTGTCTGTTACAAATTCCACGCTCGCCTGAGTGCGAGTTATAAAGATCAGACCACTCTTCCATAAATTGCCCCATAGAAGGTCTGTCTTGATACACAGCAGAGTTATTTGCTAGTGATCTGTGTGATGATGCTTCCCACCAAGCACCAGACTTACAGTTTGCCATCTCCCGATCTGACAAGTCAGACAAAGAAATCATAGCAGACCTACGAACACCACCCACAATAACAGACTGGGCAATCTTACAGCAGATGTCGTGACACTCTAGAGAACTGAGGTGACGACCCCGTGCTTTATAGAATGATTGTGTCACATATCTAAAGACTTCCTCAAGAGGCTGGGGTCCACTAGCGCGACCACCAAATGTCTTCAGTCTTTCACCAGCTTTACGAACTTGTGAAGTATCCCACTTGGGGTGAACACCAGAGTATAAACTGGTAATTAATAACTGTAGGGAATTACACCAACCTTCTCTAGAGTCTTCAACAAGAATAGATTCTTCCCATTCTTTTACAATTGTTGTAGGAACAATCGGTAGTTTATTCACACATCGGGCTTCGACACTGTAGCCGACACCCGTACCACACATAAGGATATACATTAATTCACCGAAAGAATCTGGTGAATTAATTTCCATATAAGCACAGTTATATAAGGCGGTGTTATCTTTTTCCAAAGCAACACCAGCAGTCATTAGACCACGCATACTAGGGAGAACTTCTAGATTAAGAATAGCTGATTTAATATCAGGTCTTTCTAATAGTTGTGGTGCCCTGTTGGTGAAGAAAGACCACCACCTATCTACTGTTTCTTTCCATGTTTCACGCCGTCCCAAATCAGGCAACCAGCGTGAGTAACGACTCAGTGCTATGAACTCTTGAAAAGTATTCATATTAAGCTCCAGTTGATCCAAACCCACCAGTGTTTCTATCTGTAGTATTGAGGTCTGTAACCTCAACAAATCTAGCACATATGGTTGGAGTAAGGATTAACTGGGCTAATCTAGTACCTTTGGTAAATGACTTTACTGTTTCTGAGTTATTGGTCAACATTAACTTGATCGTACCCCTGTAGTCGGGGTCAACAACACCAACCCCGTTACTCAGGACAACCCCATTTAAAGCCGTGCTTGATCTAATGAAGATTAGACCAGCCGTACTTAGGGGCAGTTCCACAGAAACACCCGTATCAACTAGGGTTGGAATGTGGGGTTCTAAAGTAACAGCATCTAAACAAGCTAGGTCAGCCCCTACGGACCACGCCGTTTGAAACATCGGTAGCTTTGCGTTTGGTTCTAATTTAACCTTGACAGCATTATAGTTCTGATGAACATAAGTTACTGCTGAAACCCCAACAGGGTTCATAAAGGTGTTTGATTCGACATAATAATTATCTGTAGACATATATTTTATCCTCGGTTGTATTCTATAGCCCCAACTATTAGGCGGGGTTCCATAGAATTGGTTCTTTTGTATCTGAATTATACTCTCCATCCCTCAAGATTCTGACACATTGTGCCATTTTTACACAATAATCAAGACTGTAGGGGTTTCCTTGTGCATCTTTCGCTCGCTCGTATGCACACATAACGGTATCAGTCCAGTTGTGCGGTTGGACTGAATCTAACAACTTCTGAGCTTTAACTGGACCACACTTCCATATACCTGGTATATTATCGGTAGTATCTCCCGTAAGCCATTGCCTATGAAAGTTATATTCTGCCTGCCTAGCGTCAACCATAACAGGCTTTTCCTCTTTATCTGGATTCCAATGCCACCCCCGTACAGATCTAAGATCTTTGTCTATGGTTACAGCCACAGCACGATAGCCTGATGCCATAATACCCATGACATCATCAGCTTCTAGTTGGGGGATATCTAGTTTATTACCAGCCTTGGTAACTAAATCAATAGCCAATGGTAATGCTTCAGGAATTTTACGGTTAATATCCCTGTGCCTTTTATACGGATCCCAAATCTTACGCCTAAAGTTATCAGACCTTGGACAAGATACGGCTATGTGAACTGTTGAAACACCAAGTGGTATCCATGATTTGACATCGTGTTCAACCCTTGTTTCAATATCTTCAATACCCTCAGACTCTGCCCAGAAAGCAATCCTGTACGCTAAGATGTCGCCATCTAATACAGCAACCTTAGGCATTGGTTCAAGATTCATCATCATATTCCATCCTTGTTCTCTTGTACAAGTCCAGCCAATAAGCGTGGTCTTGTTCTGGTGTTGTCTCGGTATCGTTTACATCGTCTTCTAAATCTTCGTCTTCTGGATCAACCATTAATATTCTCCTGTGATAAATTGTCGGTCTTCACACCCAAGTGTAAATGTTTTGTCACAATATATCTTCTAAATCTTCGTCATCTTCTTCCGCAAGTTTTTTGTGTGCTTTATCTAAGATTTGTTCTAAATCCCCCAGTGTAAGAGCTATATCATATCTTGTTTTCATACAGCCCAAACAATCACACAAAACTTTATCATCACTTTTCATATAGTTTAACCAATCCTCAAAGTAATTAGTAGCCTTGGTTTTAAACTCCTGTTCTGTACCTTCGTTAAACAATCTATAGTGAAACATTTCTGTGTATTGTATATCGTTAACTTCTACCTTATTAGCTAGGTTTTCACTTTCGTGGTTGCGCCAAGGTGCATCATGTTCTGGTACAACTCTCTTACCATGAGCTACAAAAACTTGTAAAGCACCAATCTTTCTACCAAAGTTAACTTCATTTAAATATCTACAGTCATCAACCAACACACACTTCTCATACCACTTCTTTGGGTTTGTTTCTAGGTTAGTAATATCCTGTATCTTAATTTCATTAAGCCGTTCTTCAAATTTCTTAACCCAGTAATCTGCGTCCTTGTTTCGCATAGTTGATCCCAGAACTTGACAAGCAATCCTGTATTGTTCGGGGTTGCCTTCTTTAGATATTCCAGTTTTTTCTACTTCTCTTTTCAATACATCAGCAAAAGGAACAATAACTGGAGAATATCCTTTGTTGTATAGGTACTCCGTAAATAATTTAGCTAAGGTTGTTTTACCAGCCCGTGCTTTACCGCCAAACATTATAACCATCATGCCAGTATCTCCATAATTGTTTAGGTGAAAAGAACATTGGTACATTTATGTTATGTAAGAACATAAAATCTGAAACAAATGTAGCACATGTTGGGGGAATATGCTTACTGTGGTGTAGGTTAAACCATCTCAGTATCTGGTACTTAATTAGATCCCAATGTTTAGTAGGTTTGTATGCATTTACAAAGTCTTGCCATTCAGGGTCTAGATTAACTAGCCCAAATGAATGACTGAAATAGGGATCAACGCCAAGAAACTTCTTGTTTAGCCCCAACTTTATGATGCGTGGGCTGTACCCATCTACGGTTAGGATAATGTATTTATTGTTACCATATTCTATTTCCAAATGTACATGGGTATGCCGTGTCATTTGCATAAGAGAAATCCCCAACTTACGCCACCCTTGTAGTTTGTAACTTGAATAGAAACAAGCTTGTACTTTAGCTTTCATAGAACATACACAAACCAAGATAGACAGCTAAAGCGTGTTCTACTCTGGCTCCTTCAGAATTTTCCCAACCATGTAACATAACTAAAGCATCTGATTTCATAATAGCATCCAAGTCACGTTTCATACAAGACTTAAGATGTTCTTTACTGTCCAGTGAAATACTGTTGCCATCAAAGCCAGCTTGTTCATCCATTTCGGCAGGATTGAAAATTGTACAACCAGGTATTTTCTTAGCCCACTTCTTAGCCGCTAAATGAAAAGCTGGGAAATTGTGGTTTGCATAACCACGCATAGGACCAGCAATATATAAAGTAAGTGGCTTGTTTGTAGTGTAATCTAATAACATATATCTCCTTAATGAGTATCATTCCAATTCAAACCTATAGTGTACTCGGCATCTATAGGAATATTAAGATTAAGTCTGACACCAGCTTTGTTAGCTGAGTCTTTAATTATCATACCAACATCATCGGCTATATCTTTAGGAGCAGCATATTGGATTTCATCGTGGACGTATGCCATCTGATAAACCTTGTTACCATACTTGGCACTTAGTTGTTCATCAGCAATAACCATCCACAACTTAGATACAATTGCTCCAGCACCTTGTAGCAGGGTGTTTAAAGCAGCGTGTTCCTTACGAACAGGTATAGATCTACCGTCTGGTAACTCAACACTACCATATTTTAAGAACTGATACCGAACCTGTTCTTGTACTTTTGATAATGCTGGAATTTCTTTCTGGAATTTCTTGCGAAGTTTCTCAGCATTGGCAGCTGAGCATCCAAGAACTTTAGATAACTTCACATTACTAGCACCATAAAGATAGGCGTATATAAACGACTTAGCCAAGTCTCTGTTCAATAGACCCGCTGCTTCTTGGTTGTGTGAGTGAATGTCACCATTAATTAATACGGAAGCATAATTACCTGAATCATACTTAGCCATATAGTGTGCCAACATTCTTAGTTCCAACCCCTTGAGATCAGAACCAACCTGAACATACCCATCTATATCTGGGAACCATAGGGAACGAACCCTAGGGTCACTAGAGACTTGGGCTACATTGGGTTGGCTGTGGGTACATCTACCAGTTGCTGCTCCCTGCGGGTTAATGCTACCGTGTATCCTGTGATCACGGGAAGCAAACGCCCTGAGATTCCAATCTTCAACCTGACTGATAAGCTTTACTATATCAAAGTATTTGACCAATGTTTTGGCTTCATCATACTTCAATTTACTGAGTACTTCTTCATCTACCTTTGGGTTACCCTTATCTGTAGTTGGTGCAACCCATCCGTATTTTTCTTCCAGTCTCTCAGCGATTTGAACTCTAGAACCTGGGTTGAATACCTCGATTTTGTTCTTCAAAGGCTTACCTGTTTTTTCTGAGTACCTCACATGAATCTTATCTGGAAAGACTTCACGCATGTTGTCTTCTATTTCTACCTTTTCTAATATTAAAGACTCAAGTAAGTCATCACCCAGTTTTAGATTGTAACCAAACCCAGTTTCAACTTGCTTGAACAGAACATGTGTAACTTGGTGTTCAAACTTAACCAACGCTTTATTGGTTATGATAAACGGTAATTGATATTCATATATGTGTTCACTAAGGATAACATCATTTAAGCAATATCTTCCCATCTCCTCGGTATAGTTTGACCAATCCCCAGTGTAATCCATCTTAGGAAACTTAAGAAACTTACCCCAGTTTTCTAAGGAGTTACCGCCTAGCTTGTGATCGTTTCTATCTGGAAACATTAAGCGAGATACAATCAATGTATCTACCACTAACCTAGGTAAAGGTAATCCCAACAACCTAACTAGAATTGGTAAATCATAACCATAAATATTGTGACCAACTAGAACATCAAATTTACCGAGATATAAAACTAGCTCAGTTAACTGATCTTGTGTCCACAATCTAGGTTTAGAATCTTTGTAATCCTTTGTACCTACACACCATACCTTAGTACACTCTCTTTTAGCAATTCCTTTCTTTTCTATATTAACTTCTGATAAAGCATTACCCTCTATATCTAATATACAAGTTTTCATACATCTCCATTTACGGGTTCAAACGTAACATCTCCATCATCGGATATAGCAAAGTTAACTTCTTCCAATCTACTGGTTTTGTGGTTGTAATATAAAGCAGTAGCAATACCAGCCCTACCTGTCAGTCTATTCTTTAGAACTCTAACTAGGGTTGTGTTTGCTTTGCGTTCATCTGGGTTTTGTCTATCTCTTTCTAGACCAACAACTGTATTTGGTACTGATGACAATGCTCCAGATCCGCGAAGATCTTGTAGTGTAACTCTATGACCTTCTTCATATGCCTTATCTGTTTTCTTTAGTTGAGACACTATGTCAATATGAACACCCGTTCTAACTGATATAGATCTCAACTCTTTCATAAGTGTATCAATAATGATACGCTCTGAACCACCACCTTCTATATCTTTTTCTCCAATACTCATAAGACCAGCGGCTGCTGCTGTTATGTGATCTAATACAATAATATCCACCTTTAAAGCTGTAGCCATAAACTCCATCCTAGCCAATAGATTTGCCATTGCATTATTGCCTAGGTGATCATAGATAAATAGATTGGTTTGACACAATTTATTTCTAGCTGCTTGGTACTCATCTTCACTGAGATCATCAAAGATGGATACATTTATTTTTGTACGTCCCATCTTAACTTGTAAAGCGTTCATCATACGAGAAGCTCTAATGGCTCGTACTGGTTTATTTAACAACAGTGATATAAGATCATCCATTGTTTCTTGAGGTGATTCCTCAAGCATAATACAACCAACACTACGACCATCCACAAGATGATTAATAATTAATTCTCTCAGTATTGTTGACTTACCTGAGCCAGTACCACTAGCCCATAAGGTAATCTCACCACTTCGCTGACCTATAAGAAACTCACTTAGTTTGTTGTATGGAAACGGATACACACGAACATCTTCAATGTTCTGAGTATCATTTGCAATTTTTGAAACATGTAGAATTTCATCGGGGGAATAAGATTGTGCTTCCCATAAAGCATTTACTAACGATTTGGCTTGTGAATTTACAAGACATTCATTAGCATCCTTATAAGGCAGCTTTGTAATCTTACACTTTCCAGCTGGTAAGATATCAGCAACTTCTTTAGCAGCACTTTGTCCAGCTTCATCCATATCAAAGCATAGAATAACTTCTGCATAACTGTTAACAAACTCTAGATTATCTTTGATAGACTTCAGAGCTGATGCTGCACCGTTAGGAACAGATACAACAGCCCAAGTACCACCTAAGACTTGGTTGACTGTAAGACAATCAATCTCACCTTCGGTAATAATCAACCGTTTGCCACCAGTAGTTTTCCATAGATGTTGACCAAACAATTCAACATTCTTAGCTGAACCCTTCCAAGCAAATTGCTTATCAGGTCCACGCAAGTGTTGACCTACCAGTGTTCCATCTTTGTAATAGTTTGCAATTTGCACCATCTTACCATTAATCTTAGCGACTTGGTAATTGTACAACCTGCATACCTTCTCGTTTATTTGACGATCAGATAGCTCTTGACTAAAGTCAAAAGAACCATGTATGGGAACAAAGTCTTTTACAACAACTTGTTCTTCTGTTTTCACATACTCTCCTTTGTAATAACCACAACTAAAACAATAGACATGATCTGAATAGACAGCCAAGTTATCATTTGAGTTGTCACGACCTTCTTGCTTACACTTAGGGCAAGCTTCTTTTGTAATATACACCGACTCAGACATATACCTCCTAATAAAGTAGGGGTGTAGGTTGTTACACCCACACCCCATACTTCAGCCTCAACAGTTTACTTGTAATATAAAGTAACCCTCAGAATTTTTTTCTGCCCATTGTTTGGTAACATACAGAGAGATAATTTGTGTATCATCTTCCCATAGTTTACCATTCATGGTGTCTAAGATAGCTTTGGCAAAGTTATCAATATCTGGGCGTGGGTATTCCTTATCTGTTTTCTTAGGTCTTTTAACATGCAACTCTATAGATACAGCTAAGGTATTGGTGAGAGGTTTAAACCCACTTCCAATGGTATTCCACACCTTTTCAGCAGCTTCTTCACGGAACTTTTTGTAAGATCCTACATAAAAAGCACCCCACCTACTAACCCTGGGTCTAGAAGCAGCCACAGGATTGATATTGAATTGCCAACTCAAAGTCTTAGAAGGGGAGGTCACTGTCTTCCTGATCCTCTGGTTCTGTTACATCGCGTGTTGGTACACCCGAACGAACAAAACCACCCTCAACAGGAGTGAAACTGTTATCCTTAGTAACAGAGTTCTTCTCAATAACCTGAATACCATTCAGATAGATTGATAAAGAATTATCTCTAGTTAGAACCATCGGTGCCAACTTGAGACGAACTTTGTCACCACCAAACGGAACTGTGTCCGTAGCTTGTCCCAAAGAATCGACACAAGGGAACACGCCAGCATCCACATGAACCTTAGATTTTGCTTTAAATGTTGTAACACCATCTGCCTCCCGTAACCCATTTAGTTTCTTTGCTCCACTGTCCTTAAGAACTGTATCCAAAACTTTCTTAAACTCAGCATCAACAACAACAGTAATGTTGTGGTTAGCACTGCCTTCTCCGAAAGCAACATCTGGCTTCAGTAGATTGCTCCACTTTGTTTCCAATGTTGGGGTGATGAACTGTGGAATTCTCTTAGTTTTCTTGTTTAACGTTGTCATTATTGTAACCTTCTTCTGTATTATTAGTTTGCGAGATGCGCTTGATAGATGCAACTTGTGCATTGATATCAACCACAATTGAACTTAGAACAGCAGCCATATTTAAAAGATACTGGCATACACTGTCACTGCGAATAGCAGGAACATTTCCTGTATTAGCTTCTTCAGTCTGGGTTTCTGTAACCGTCATTTAATATCCTCCTTTCTTTGTCATCATAGTTCTTCGAACTGGTTTCTTTGACTTAACCGTTTTCTTAACTGGTTTCTTTGACTTCATTAGTCATCCTTGTAATTGGTTCTGTTTGCTGTAGTCTATACAATTAGACTGACACCGAGCAAACAAGAACATCTTCTTTAGCCCCAACTTTAATGCAGCGTTTCCATGCTGATAATCATCCGTTTTGGTATCTTGTTTATTTGAGCGGTTTCGCTAGGTCCTATAGTATTAGTAACAGCTACTTGTTCGTTATCAGAAAACAAAACAAAACCAAGTGTTATCATATGCGGCAAGGGTTCTCTGGCAGCAGTTCTGGATTCATCTTTTTCAAGCCACTCAGCACCACCTATTGTATAGGCATCTACCCACAGTATCTTAACCATCTTAGGAATCTTATATGATAAGACCACATCTTTAAGAAAGGTTTCTTTCTTAGTTGTTTCTTTGGATAGGGGTGCTTTCTTTATTGGTGGCTGTACTTTGTTCTTTTTCATTTAATTTTTCCTCTAGTTTTTTAACAACAGAAACTGCGTCTATTAAAAGAACAAAGGGTATAGCACCATTGTTGTAATAAGCTAAATCCTTTAGTTCGTCAATGTATATACTCATAGATCCATTACCTCAAGATAGGGAAACTTACCATCAATAACAACACCACAAGAAACCACAGGTTTCTTAAGGTGATATTTACCATAGGAGAAACCAATGTGGTTGTGGTCAATACCTGAACCAACATCCATCCCAAAGTATCTCGTACTAGGACCAACCAACCAATTAATACCAGCGATACTGTGGTGGTGCCCCATGACACAAGACATAGCCCGTGCTTTTACCTGATTAAAACTAGGATACAAACCAGAACTACCAGTACCGTGAGCGTAATACACCCCGTCAATAATAAAGTTATAATCCCAAGTCCAAGTTTTTGTTTTGTAAACTTCATTGTATTCCTTTAGATAGAGAGAAGGAATTCCTAAGTCTGCACATAATCTTACAACTCTTTCATCGTGGTTGCCAATACATACATGCATTCTTGGAAAAGTTTTATACCATTGTGCAATACTTAATCTTGCCTTGTTGTATTCGGTAACAGCATCCACAGCTTCGGGATGCTTTTTGTGAAACGAAATGGTGTGGTGATCTACCACATCACCTATATGTATAACTTTGTTACATTTGTATTTCTTATGAATACTTTTAACAAAGTCTAAATACTTGGAATAACAGGCAGGAAAGTGCGTGTCTCCAACAACTAAAACATTACTCATTTATTTCATCCTTTTCTAAAAATATATGAACGTGATAATTTTTCGGATCTCCCATATCTTTTGTGGTAAACATTTTGTTTAGATTTGAAATCACTATGTTACTTAATTTTGATGAGGGAACTACAATTTGCATGATCTTTTTCTTTGCCCTGGTTTTACTCAGTTCATAGAATCTTTCCATTACTGCTTCCATATCTCCTTCTGATCTAACCATATATACTTTTTTGTTATTCATTGGAATAAATACTCCGCATTAAGTGTTTCTGTTATATCATACTGACCCTGAGATGGTAGTTCAGGTAGTGGTACATTAAGAATCTTCTCTAATTGAATCTTAAGATTCTCAAGTAGGGGTTGTTTGTGCATAAGACAGAACTCTTCCTTTGTATACTCTCGCATCATAGGAACATAGGGAGCATGACATCCATAACTATCATGCACCATACTAAGAGAGTCTATGCCTGATAACAACATCCTTCTAATCGTACACCACATATGACTAGCGTCTAATGAGTGAATATAATTGGGGGAAATAGCAAGATTAACTTGCTTAGGATCTATAGTATTCTTATCGGGATATCCAAAGTATAGCTCCTTCATGTTAAACAACTTGGTTACCGATCTTCTTGTAACAAGCTCGTAATACTGGTGAACAACATTAAAACCACATGGTGTTGTCCACTCTAGGTTTTTATTTAGTTCACTAGCAATATCTGATACCGCTTTTAACCACACTTTACCCTTGTTGGGTTCTACCAAGGTTCCTTTCAGAGCCTTGTCTATAAAGGTAGCCAGTTCCATAACAGCACCAGCAATCTTATCTTTAGATACCCAATCAAGATGTCCTTCAGATCTACAATATCTACGGATACCAAACAAGGTAACACCATAGGGATCAGTCATAACCGCTCTCTTAACTACACTACGGTTAATGTTGTTATCCCAATGATCTAAGAATTGTTTAGCCCAAAGACCAGACTTGGTATCATTATTTTTATCTTGTTGCATTAAATCTGTAATTAGATTTGCTACATATTGATACAAGTCTTGAGGTTTGTCTGCTTTGACTAGGTTAACCATATTAGCTAACTCTTTAGTCTTCATTAGTGCTGCCCAGTGTTGGACACCATTACAACTACCATCCATTTGGACAGGTAGTTGAGTAAGACCGTCTGTTCTACACAGTTCAAATATTGCAGCCAACCTTTGGAACGAAGGATTCTTTTTCTTTTTATCAGACATCCATAGACCAAGGGTTGCATAAGGATCTTTGTTTATTTCTTTAAACATACCCATGTTATCGTCGATCCACTTGACACGATCAGAGAAACTTTCCTTGTCTTTATCAAACAGATTAGCAAGGTGTACCTTGAGCCAATACAACCCACTCGGTGTTTGTTTCTCTGTGTTTGCAAAGTGAATTAAGCCGCGATCAAAGTCAGAACTTTGGGGACTGAGTAGATCACATGCTGCATTGGCTCTGCCCCTAAAGTCACAAGTGTACAACTGATAGAAGAACTTATACTTAATCATATCCTTGGCAAGCTTCAGTCTTACCAACATACGACCTCTTGCTCTCTCTTCTTTGTACCAGTTGCTATAGGCTTCTTGCTTATGGGCGCACCATTTAGCCTGATCTTCTTTAGCCCCATCTTTCGGGTAGGGTTCTGGGTAATCGAATGCGGAAAACTCATAGGCTGGTAGGTTGCAAGCTCTAGTGTTGTTTCTAAACAGATTATTCATTACTGTGTAGACCTGTTCATTTATGCTCCACTCAGTATGCATCATTCCATTCAGACCCTCTACCACCATTTCACTTGGAGTAGAACCATGCTGAACTACATGTTCATCCCACATTATGTCTTTAAACCTTTGCACTACAGGCTTTCGCACATAAGGTAATAGGTTTCCACCCGAAGATGTTGTAGTGTGTGGTACTGGTGGAACCAACATAGGTCTATACAATAGAGCAGCATAAGAGATAACATCTGTATGTCTTTTGTGCAGCTCTTGTAGAATTTCATTGGTAAACGATACCACAACTCTATCACACCACCGTTTACCAGTGTTCTTTCTTATGTTAAATATGTTTATCACATTAGACTTTTCTACAATCCTGAGCATGTGGTGTCCAAAGTCTTCTCTGTTCTTTCGTGAGAACGAAGACTTGTTAAGACCACCCATCTTAGCAACAAATGCTTTACATCTTTTAGGTGACCAGTTTTTCTGGTAGTGAGATTGTTTAAGCCAGTCTTCTCTAAAGAAACTTTTGGTTTGTTGATATCCAATAATATCAATAACCATTTCACTGATAGCGTGTGCTATGTGTTGGGCTGTAGGCAAACTAATATTGTGTTCATTAGTTTTCCTGTCCCACAGACTAGCATTAAACCATTCTATGATAAGACATCTAACAGTTATGTCTGCCATCTTACCAGCACCAACACCAAACAAAGGCAATACCCAGCTTGGTGTCTTTGTATTCTTGGCTGAGTAGTCTATCCATTCTTGGAATAAAGGTGTCAAGTTTATAACACATGTATCCAACAAGGATTGTTCTGGCTTACCCTCATCGGGAGCCACATCATACTCTTGCCAATACTTACGCTCCGAAAGAATGATCATATCTTCTTCAGCAATAGCCTGAAGATTCATTCTTTTCTCTTGATCTTCTTTAGATAATCTTGTCCATTGTTTCATACAATCCTTTCTAAAGTTTTTTCTAGGGCTTCCCAAGATACAGGAAACACTTTCTCACAACAGCTCTTAATCATTTCAGCAATATCTTGGGTTTCTTTTTGAGAACTAGGGTCGCTTCGTAAAGAATATACACGGAAGAATGCATACAAAGAACCAGTCCATATCCATTCTGTATACATAGCTTGGGGTAACACAGCTCTTGCCTGTTCAGGGCATACCCCAGCCTTCAGTAAATCTTCATAACACTTTACGCTACATCTCAGACTTAGTTCCATGGTATTTAAAACTGTGTCGTGATTATCAATAGCTTGATTAAGACTGCCTTGCTTTTTATTTAAGGCTTGTCGTCTTAATGTTTCTGGTAGCCACACATCTGGCACATAATCCACATAACGCCTTGATACTTCATTCCAAGACAAACCAACCTGATGTTTGGCTAACTGTCTTGCTACAAAAATGGGTGCTGATATCCTTAATTGTACACTGGTGTGTGCAAAGGGTGACCAATGACCATGCTTGGCAAGATAGTTTATTAAAGATTTATTTTCTTCTTCGGTATACAAACTAGCATTTTTATTGAATGAGACACGGGCTGCATTACATACAGACAAATCATTTCCCATGTAGTTACACAATGAAACTTGCATAGCATTGCACAACATTAAGTTGGCAATCCTGATTTATTCTCAAGCAGTATTGCAAGAAGATTAGAGGCTAGTTTCTTATAATTAATAAGATTTAAAACCTCTTCGGCTATTTCATCTGTGTTTAGATAAGAAGCAACATCACAAACATCTATACAATCAGCAATTTCATGTGTATGCATATTTTCAGCAACATCTGCGGCATTAATATGTAGGTTAGATACCAAATTTTCAGGATCAATATGATCAGCAAGATCGTCTAAATTAATACGATCTGCAATAGATTTAACAATATTATCAAAAGTTTCAGGACAAAGTTTAATTTCAAGATTATTCATTGTAATTCCTTAGATCATTTGCAACGCCATCTGAGCAACCTTGACAGACTCATCTTGTGATGAACCTAACAGGTTATTATAAGCACGATTCTCCCAACCAACCTTACGACCCTTGGCTGATACATTGTGTTGGAGATACTTGGTAACTGAGTTCACAGCCATCCATGCACTTGGGGGTGCAGATAGGTTGTGTCTCTCTTCATCAAAGTTCTCTGACCACTTGGAAACCTTAACTGTAGCATCAGTATAAGTCCTGAAATCATCTTCAGTTACTGGGTTGGGATTTACTGGAGCAAACAGTTGCTCGTAAACCTTAAGATAAAAGTCTCTGATGTTTTGTTGTGTCCATTCTTTAGTAGACAAAGCCTGAACACTTTCTTCAAACATCTTACCAGTCTGAGCAAACATTCGCAATGCTTCTCTCATTGCTTCTTTCTTCTCTTCGATGTTTCCTGTATGGGTAAATCGAATCATGTTCTTCTTAGCAGTACTGAGAGCCATCCTAAGTGTGTTTGCACAAACAATACGAACACTGGTTGGTAATCCACTAAGAGCTAAAGTACCATCGTGTGATGATAACAAAGCAAGATACTCAGTAATAGAATCATTAGTAGAATTACTTGGAGCAAAGGTATTGCCTTGAACAAGACAGATAATCTTCTTCCCGCCCTGTAAAGATAGGGCAGACTCAACCTTTACATTATCACCTAGTGAATACGCTAGATCAAACACTTCATGGTTTTGCACAACCTGATATTCAGGTGACTGAACAGAAAGAATTGTGTTAGTGTCGTCACGAACTATTGCACAAAACTTATCTGAATAACTGTCTTCCCAAGTTTCATCATTACCAATCTTTGCAAAGATTCCAGAAGACTTGGTTACAGTCCAATCCAAGCCAGATAACTTAAGTGCTTCTGCTGGACTAGGTGCATTCTCCACCACATAACCTAAACCATGCCATGCTTTTTCTTTTGTAAACATAGCACCGTCTGTTGTGGTAATTTCATGAGCCATAATTTTCTCCTAAAAGAGAACCAAACTACCGAACAACAATACCACAATGGTATTGTAATAAGCTGGGTGGGAGTCGAACCCACACTTTACAGATTTTAAATCTGTTGTCTCTGCCTTTGGACTACCAGCTCTATGAGGTTTATCTCATATGTACTTATACGTTATCACCCCGACCGTGACCTAACGACTTTACCTTTAAAGTTAGATGCGATATATTTAGTAATCTCTTGTGCTTGTTTAGGTGAACAAAAGAATGAAACATCAAAACGTCCGTTATTTAAACACGTACCAGAACCTGAATACAACGCTGGAAATACGTCCTCTAGTCTATGACTTACAGTGATATAATCACCCGTGTTAAAATAAAACCAATAGTTATATTTCTTTTCTGTTTTAGTTTTCTTCTTCATTAGAATCTTCCCATGGTAAACCCATTTCAATAATATGTGATCCAATAATATTCTCTTTTAACTCTACCCATTTCATGAATGATTTAATATCTGGAATTGTTGTGTTAATATTAGCACACTCAATCCAATCAATCCAATAATTTAAGGTTGTCAAAGGAAACAAATAAGGCATTGCTGATTCATTGCTGTTAATTTCATGTCTTAGTTCATACACAGTCATCGGTAATATCCCATTCTTTGTTATTGCATAAAAACTTTACGATAGATTTGAAGATAGCAACAGTTTCTCTACAGTCCTTTAGTTTTTCTTGTAGGTTTTTTATTTCAATGGCTGCTTCCTTTCGTTCTTGGTTAGCCATATCTCCCATAGAAGCCCACTGGGTTTCTAATCTGTCTACTAAATCATTCTTAAACATTATCGTTTCCTTT